TCGATAGTCTTACTAAATTCCGGTCCCATATCTCCGGTTTGCGGATCGAAAAATATTGCACCTATTGAGATGATCGGGGCATCAGGATTTTTTCCCATGGTTTCAAGGTCGATCATTAGATGGTCACACGTCCTGCTGGTGGATGTGATTTCGTGATGACCGTTCACCTTAATTGTGTGATCTGCCGTCTCGCCAGTTTCATTATCGCTATTGTGATGCTGATTGCCGCCAGTGTTCTCCTTGTGTGGATGTTCAGCGCCTTCCATTTCCTCCGGATCATCTTCCTGAACTTCAACCTGATACTCTTCATCGAATGTTTCCTGGTATGTTGCGTCGCCCATCACCGCGCCACAATCAGGGCAGTTGCCGCTGCCGGTCTGACCGCAGGCGGTGCAGACTTTTTCCACTTCCTGTTGCGCCACTGGTTCAGGCTGTTTCGTTTCTGGCTCGTTTTGTAACGCATTTGGACTGTTTTGTTCCGCTTTTTGGTAGTTCCGTTCCGATTCATGCTGGTTCTGGTTCACAGAATCGCGGGTCTGGATCCCCTTAACCCATTTCGGATCATTCGGGTCACTAATCCCTTCAACAAATTCACCACGTGATGCAGCAAGCAACTTATCGGCGTCAGGCTGGCTGATATTGGCTGCCTGCATAATTTTGTTTACTTCGTCAGCGGTAACTTTTATCGGCTCTGGTTGTTCTAAATCTTCAGCGGTATCTACATTTTGCGGTAAGCCCGTGTATGTGCCATTTTTTCGGGCAAAATATTCTTCTTTTGTGATTTCAGTGGCGCCAGCAGCCAGTGCCTTATCCAGACCAGAAAGTTTGTTTGCGCGACCGTATTTTTCTCCGTCCTTATCTGCGAAGAGGAAATAGAACGGCCCCTCACGCTCTACAGATGGTTCAGCTTCCGGCGCGGTTTCATTTTTTGGGATATCAGATACCTCAGTTTCCACTGCATCAGTTTGTGTTTCTGATGACTGGAGAACATCAACAGTGCCCAGGTCTGTTTCTTCATTCTCAAACACGCCCTTTGTCGTCAGGTATTCGCAGATATATTTGTTCAGTGCTACGGGATCTTTGTGAATGTCGATCGGACGCTCACGGACAAGGCCAAAAATAGTTTGGCGGTCGTAGCGAAGGGCATCTGGCTGTTTGCGCATTGATGCCGAGATACGCTTCCAGTCTTCGCGGTCGTTGTCGATAACTTCTTTTTTTGCCCAGCGATGGATGCTGCCGTCAATGTTTCCGGCATCCACATCACCAGGCCAGAGAGCGTAGGCCAGTTCGTCATCCAGTGTTTTCCATGTCTGCTTGTATTCGCGATGAAAGGCAGCAATGACCGGGCTGATTTTTCCTGTTGAATTTTCAGTGTACTGTTGATTGGTTCTGGCGCGGGCGAGATCAACAACAGACGTGTATTTTCCGGTTTCCTTGCGTTCACCTTCGCGACGTTTTTTCCAGATGCGCATCTCTGCCTGAATTTCGGGCCATTTAGCACTAGGAATACATTTATGCTTAACCCACCCAATGGCGTGCAACTTAAGCTCCGGATACATGGCGTTAACTTCTGGCATTTTCATCAACGCTTCAACGATATGTCCTTCGAATGTTGCCATGTCTTCCTGCAACAATTCCTGTGCGCTTATAACCATATCAACGGTGATGTTTTCACATGTGTCGAACTTAACCATGACAGCGTTCTGTACTTCAGGGGCCAGCTTGTCAAAAGTGACGTTCATCGGATCGGATTCAGTCTCAACCGGGACAAAAGAAGCAGACTCCTCATCCCAGCGGTTTTCCTGCATATATTCAGCATCCCATGAATCGAGGGCAGGGCGGGGTATGCCAGGTTTATCCTCGCAGACAATAAATTTATAAGCGCAGTCCTGAGCAGCCGGATAATGTTCCAGGAATTGCCAGTGAAATTTTGCTCGAGCACGGCGTTCGTCGCCAGCTTCAATGGCTGTGGCTACAGCCACAGCGCCTTCTTCCCTTGTTGCCAGTTCGTCAGGAATAGCGGCGCAAATAAAGACTTTACTCATTTTGTTTTAACCTCATGACAGATTTAAGGATGAACAAATCCCTGCCATTGCTGGCATATAAGAATGAAACCGGATATTTATTACGGAACTGTTTTAAAGACCTGCCGGGATTTCGATATTATCCTGGTGAATAACTTTATCGACCGGGTAACAGTTACCGGGAATTTTCTGTTCGGTTGCTGCAGTCATACACTCCTGCATTGTCCTGTGAACACTGACTGCAATATCAACTGGCACTCCGGAAACAAGAAAAACTGTCAGAACAAGCGCAAATGCTGAATTCATTGTGCACATCCTTTTGGCATCAGACGTAAACGAGCCAGCATTGAAACAATGCATATTTTATTTAATAGCTCCCGTTCTTGTTTTCTCTTGTTAATGGCATCTTCAGTAAATACAGGGTTACTGATCGTGACACCAATTTCAAAACAACCTTCAGACGTATTAACGTTTGGTAATAACATTTTCATTATCGCGTCCTCAACAATGAATTTTGTGATGCAGTGCCTGGTGCCTCCAGGTGACGTTAACCAGTTAACAATTAACGTCGGATACAGAGAATCCACCCATAACACTGTTTTTGGTTTTAACTGTTCCGCGTGCGCTTAGCCGCATTCACAGCATCACAAAATTCACTTTAAAAACGGCGGCAGAGCAGTCACGGAGTAAAACTGATACCGCCAAACGTCACCAGAAAATTGATAACAGAGGGCGTTGCAGCGGGGTTGTCACTTAAGCGTATGGTCAACCTGACAACTCGGTGTCCTCAACGGGGAAGGAATACCCCCGCCATACTTACCGCCGCGCCATTTTGCGGGTTGCCACAACCAGAAGCGCACGGTCGAATTAAATTTAACGACACCGTACAGTGAGACGAACTTCGCCGTGCGCTTTCGTGTTGTGTGCCTGCTTTTAACCACGTCAGGCGAGGTGGTATCCTTAAAATCACCACAGTTTTAAGGATTCATTAAGCAATGTCGCAACCACCAATAAATCCGCTTAAGAACATGAAAATTGATTACTGGTATAAAGCGCTTACAGTTGTTGGCGCTGCGTTGTTTGTCTTTAATGGAACGTCTTTTTTTGACAGATATCCCGTTGTTCCATTGGGTTTTTTGTCCTCCGGCATCTTTTTTATTGGTTTGGGGGAGTGGATTAATCACCCTCTCAAAGTGAGATTTATTGGTCCTGGAGTTTGGACTCGTGGATATAATCGTTCTTCGTGCGCACTCGGTATCATCTTCGACATACTTGGTTGTTTCCTGATTGTTACAGGAGTCGTCAAGTTCTTCTGATGTAAAACCGCAAATGGGGCACGTAACGGGAATTTTGAAAAGCGTTTCTCCGGGTTCCAGAACAAAATTTTCTGCGGTCTGATTTTGCTTCTCATATTTGTGCTCCGCGTCATTGTGAGAGCACATTCTTATTCTGAGTGCCTGTTTAAACTCACTGAAGCTGAGAGCTTCTTCGCCTTCGGCAAGGCCTTCGAAGTATTCTTCGTAAGCCTTTTCCATGATTGTGTCGAAATCCATATCACTCACCTGAGTTTCTTTCCAGCCAGCGACGGGCACCATTTTCGGTTTTAAACGTTTTGCTTTTGGTATACGTCATCGCGGTGAACGTGCCGTCCTGGTTGGGGAACACGCCACATACCAGAGATTCGCTGTTGCCAAGATCGATAGTATCCATGCTGACCTCATTTCCCCTTAACGCCGGGGTAGCGGAACTGTTTGCTGAGAACACCGTGCGGTGTCTTGATGGAGGTAATTTAGTTTTCTCATTATTTTTCGTCAAGGTTTTTTGATGAGAAAACTCAAGTATTGGCGCAAGATAAAGCCAATACATTGAAATGTAAGGCTTTAAAATTTTGTGAAGGGATGATTATTGATGCTTGTTGCGTTTGCGAGCCTCTAATAGCTCGGTGAACAGGCGATTAAAATTCTCAACGCGGGCGCGGAGTTCGCTGAGTTGTGCTTGTTGCTCTGATTTAGGAAGTGCGCGATACAAACGCAGCATCTCTAACTCATCTTCCGATAAGTCTAAGGCACTATCGAGTGAAACAGGGGGAGCTGGTGTTTTGTCCTCGTCGCCAAACAGTATCCAGGTTGGTGAACATTGCAATACCTCGGCGAGGCGATGCAAATTTTGCCCGCGCGGGGCTGTATGGTCACTTTCCCATAATGAAATTGATGAGCCAGATACGCCAGCAGCTTTGCTTAAACCGTTTTGACTTAAGCCTACCTGCTTACGTCTTTCTCTAATGCGTTGACCTAAAGTTTTCTCGTTCATATTTAGATATCTTAATAACCCTTGACTTGAGATTCCTTGAGTGATTAGCATTGAGAAAACTCAATATTGGAGGTGCGATGTTTAAATCAGACGTAATTAATTTTTACGGTACGAAAGCCAAAGTAGCGAAAGCTGCTGGCGTTGACCCATCTGCTGTTTCTCAATGGCAAGAGCTGGTTCCTGAAGGTCGCGCGATGCGTCTACAGGAGGCATCTGGCGGCGAGCTTCTGTATGATCCCAAGGTTTATGACGAATATCGTAAGACGAAGCGGGCGGGGCGGTTGAACAATGAAAATCACTCCTGAACAGGCTCGTGAGGCTCTGGATGCCTGGATATGTCGACCAGGAATGACACAGGAGCAGGCGACGATATTAATCACTGAAGCATTCTGGGCTTTGAAAGAGCGCCCGAACATCGATGTTCAGCGTGTCACATATGAAGGTGGCGCGGTTGATCAGCGAGCGCTTAGCGTTAATCGAGTGAAGATATTCGAACGCTGGAAGGCTATCGACACCAGGGATAAGCGTGAAAAGTTCACAGCGCTAGTGCCTGCAATTATGGAGGCTATCCGGATTAGTGATTTCAGGTTGTATCGTGAGATCAGTGATGGAAAAAGTATTACGTACATGATCGCCGGGTTAAATAAAGAATATGGCGATGTGGTGGAATCCGGACTGCTTTTTGCAGATCCTGCCGTTGTAGATCGTGAAACTGACGAACTTATAGAAAAAGCAATTGCTTTCAAGCTTGCGTATCGACAGCAATACCAACAAAAAGCTGGATGGAATTATGAGTCTTCTTTTTGCTGAACGCCCACTGGTTATAAACACGCAGCTGGCAATGAAAATCGGCTTAAACGAAGCCATTGTTTTGCAACAACTGCACTACTGGTTGAGAGATACCAACTCCGGTATGGAATGTGATGGTGTTCGCTGGATTTATAACACAACGGAACAATGGCTGGAACAGTTCCCATTCTGGTCAGAGTCAACGTTAAAGCGCGCGTTTGCAAGTCTGAAAACGCTGGGGCTTTTGCGTTGTGAAAAGCTCAATAAATCAAAGCGCGATATGACCAATTTCTACACGATCAACTATGGGAGCGAGCTTTTAGATGGTGGCAAATTGAACGAATCCATCGGTTCAAAATGCGCCGCTCCATCAGGTCAAAATGACACGATGGAAGAGGTCAAAATGAAACGCTCCATTGGTTCAAAACGACCCAATGTCATCGGGTCAAAATGGCCCGATGATCCTACAGAGAATACAACAGAGATTACTACAGAGAATAAAAACACTTTTAGTCCGGAAGCCTCGCAACCGGACCCGCAGACGGCTGAACAGGATTTTTTAATCCGGCACCCTGACGCAGTTGTGTTTAGCACGAAAAAACGCCAGTGGGGTAGCCATGAGGATTTGGCGTGTGCGCAGTGGATCTGGGGACGGATCGTGGGTCTCTACGAACAGGCCGCCAGTGATGATGGCGAGATCATGCGACCAAAAGAGCCTAACTGGACTGCCTGGGCCAATGACGTGCGTACAATGCGGATGCTGGATGGCAGAAGCCACAGACAAATTTGCGAAATGTTTGGTCGGGTTCAGCGAGATCCATTCTGGGTAAAAAACATCATGAGCCCGTCAAAACTCCGTGAAAAATGGGACGAACTGGTCATCCGCCTGGGACGTTCACCTGTACAGCGTTGTGTGAATCATATTTCTGAACCGGATACAGAAATTCCGCCTGGTTTCAGGGGATAAGTGTTGATTTCAGGTCATGAGGTAATTTTAAGGGGGACTTGTGGCAAAAGTTTTTACACAAGAAGAGCGGGAAAAAATTAAAGGGCAGGTGGTGGAACTCGTGCGCCAGAGCGGTCGTGAGACGTTACGGCAACTGGAAGCTAAAACAGGTGCGACAAGATATCTGATGAGCGTTCTTGCCAGAGAGTTGGTTGCCAGTGGTGATGTATACAACTCCGGCTACGGGTTATTCCCGTCTGAACAGGCGCGTAAGGACTGGCAAAACGCCCGCAAAAAACTCTCGAGGGCAAAGGTGAAGAAACCTGCTGTGGTTGATCCGGATCTTATCTGGTCATTATCTGACGGAGAAATACGTCGCTACGACAGTCGTCTAAACATAATTTGTAGCGAGTGCCGGAGGAGTGAAGTTATGCAGCGCATACTGGCATTTTATCAGGGAAATGTTCGATATTTTAGACGTTACTAGATTAAAGAGCATTAGTTCAGATATGAATTGACATTTTCATGGCACAGGGTTGAGCTAGCGTGGTTGTCCGCTTTGTGCCAGTAACGGACGTTTTAAACATTTGTAATCACTAATCCGCGTAGAAAAGATCTCACCGCATAATCAGGCAAACATGCAGGAACATCTGAGGAGTTTTTTCGAGATACGGACAAGGAAAAGCAGCAGAACCTCGTTGAGGCCCTCTCAGGTGGTGCCGGAAAGAGATGTTATGGTAAATATCGCAGACATAGAGCATTTGAAGTGATATTTAGCATACTTATGCTCTTATTGTAGATTGGCTTTTACCAAATAAGCTTTTTACTACAATGTATGAACATAAGCCGATTGATCTTTTTAGGCAGCAGTCGCTTGCTCACTTCTGCTATCACCAAACATAGTCTGTGCTGCCATGTCAACATCTCCAGATACTGAATTCTCGTATCTTCTAATAGCTTCATCTGGCGTTTCGGTAAAGGTTTTTTCAGCAAAAATAATATCTTGTAGTTCGCATATCTTTATTTTCAACTTTCTTAGGGTGTCACTATCGTTTTTTCCTGTGATCCTCACACAAGCATTAATACGATTAATTATTATTTCTTGGAATATGTTTTTCTTTTCCTCAATTATTCTTCTAAAAAGAACTATTGTTTTTTCTTTTCCTATAATATCCTCTTCAAGAGGCGCTTTTGCTTTCTCTATATCTTTCTTTGACGCAAACTCATTAAATGCAAAAGTGGTTATGTAACCTATTATTATAGGAAGGAATGAATAGGAAGTTGGTACTTTTGTTGTTAGGTAGGTTGATATGGCTCCTATGACTATTAATACTGTTCTTTTATACCAAGGTACAGAGATTATGAATTCGAAAAAACGTGTTATCGCCACATGCATCTTTTGCAAAAGGCAAAGGATTAAAACTACTATAACAACGATAATAAGTATCGCAGCAAAACTTGAAGCGACCTCAGTTACTGATGAATTACTATTTTTTTCAGCAGTATAGCTACTTACAGTAGATGGCGTATTGATTTCTAATTGTTTGTTTTCAATCTCGGTGCCCACGCTAATCCCTTAATCTTTGGCCATTCCTAATTTTTCAAATAATGTCGGTGCTCCAGCTAAAATTGCGGCTAGCATTCTTAACGAATCACCAGATAAGTTGAGCATCTTTTCATCAACAGCAATCTCTTCTACTGTGAAAACAATCAATGGTGTTTGTTCTTCTTCAATTATTGTCGATTTTATTCCTATTGATTTTCTATTAAAATTATTAGCAATGGACAGTAGCGATTGTTTATCTTTGCCTATTTTCATGGCGTTGGTGTTAAAAGAGTTCATCAGTCTCATTACTATTATTCTAGATGCTACTCTCTTCTCAAGTATTAAATTGACTTCATTGAATTTAAATGCAACCAATTCAAATCCTTCTTCTCTCTCTAATTCTTTTATATTATTAAACTCACTTATGCTAGATATAATATCTATAAGGCTTTGATTATTTCTCTTTTGTGTTTCGGTTTTTTTCCTTCTTCCAGAAGACATCTTTTTTCCTTAATGAATTTATGTGTGGTGATAGTATCCAGCTCTAGATAAGAAAAAACCCCGCTACCAATGGTGTTTTTTCAAGGTTCTTAGAGCTACCAACTTTTTGAACCGTGGTAACTGGCTTTAACGGAGCGCAGTAACCAAAACTGTCTTTTCAGTGTATCTGTAGTTAGGCCGACACTTCAAGAATTCTTTGTACTTTCGTGCGTTTACTCGCTCCATAAAACCAGTTACCAATGGTTACCACCATTGGCGATTTATCGTGCCTGTCAAGATTGGGATCAAGAGAACAGTTACCTAAATTGCTGTGGTAGTCGGGTGGATCGGGGAGTTCGTGCATATAGCCAAGCTTGGATCGCACCACCTTTAAGGAAACCCGTTGTACGGAAAGGAATGGGAAAACGCGACCTTACGGCGGTCTGCGACGGGTAAACCTCATGGTGGGAACAGGGCACCGCTTTGCTGAGATGCAGGATAGGGCAGACCCCCGCAAAATGTCGTCATTTGCGGTGTCTGCCCCGAAAACAGAATATTTTTTCCTGAGCCTGCAGCTGGCTCTAAAAACCGCTATCGCCTCACAAAGCTCGCTGCTTAACGCCTCACGTTCACCCACTAAACAGCGCACCTGTTAACCGTGAATCACGTACAGATTTATCAATATACTTCGCACGTTTACTGCCGGAAATCCTCCCTTAATTCCCGCATTTGCCCGAAACCGCCCGCCATTCACCCGCGTGCGCAGGCATTCAGATGCGCAGAAATTAGCATGGGTGTTTTTTCACAATACGGACGGGGAATAGTGCCGGAAACGGGCCGGACGCGCAAAGATCGCGCTGAGTGGGTGCGGCCAGGTCTTGTTGAGTTTAATGTAATAGTAAATCCAGTCTTTATGAGTGAAACGTCCACTTCTCGCTCATGGCGGCACTTTAGTGGGCCTGTAAAGTGGATGTTGCCAATCAACGATGAGCAAGGCATTCTAATTGCTTGAGGTGTTTTCGTATAAAATTTAAACAAAAGGAGCAATTATGTCGAGTCTGAGAGATATGGAAGAGCTTATTGGTGATATCGTGGATGTTGAGCTTAAAGAATACATGCGAGAAGCACTAATTTGCTATATGACTGGTGCTCATCGAGCATGCGTAGTGCTTTCGTTCATTGCCATCTTCGAGGACTTATTCAAAAAGTTAGACGGGATGGCCACTACGAATAGAGTTGCTAAAGCGATCTTTACAGAAATATCCAAGAAAAGAGATGAACAAAAAGTTTACGAAAATGATTTGCTTAATAAATTGAAATCTGAAAAAATAATTACAGAGATTGATGCTGACTTTCTCACTGTGTTAAGAACTCTCAGAAATAAAGCTGCACATCCTTCAGGCCATAAACCGACAGCTGAAGAAGCTCGATATGTGTATTCAGAAACTATAAATAGATTTCTTTCAAAGCCAGTTCTTTCAACAACTCAAGTTGCCGACCAAATCCTATCTAAGCTTACCAATTCATACTTATTCCCAACATCTAATATTCAGGACCATGCTATCGTAGTAAATGAGGGTGTTAAAAATCTTCATCATGATGGTTACTCATACCTCCTGAAAAAACTCATAGAGTCATTAGACAATGCCAATGAACAAATAAAACTTAATGCAAAAAGATATCTTTTAGGCCTATCTTTTAAACCACTAAATAACGATGTTCTTGAGCAAATAAAAAAGCATTTCTTAGTTGAGTGCAGTTCGGATGAAAGTAAAAGACAATGTTTAATGGAATGTATTTCAACCAATGGTAATTTGCTAAAAGGTATGGAGGATATTGTTTACTTAAGATTAAATAAAATGTTTGAGGATACAATTTCAACTACAAAATCCTCCGATCAGCATACCTATTTAAGGCACCCTGTACAGATTGCAATTAGTGTTCTTGGGTTGGAAAGAGAAATTATTGATAGATGCTTTAGATCTAGCATTGATGATGTTCTTGAAAAATATAAACTTAGCCCAGTGCTGATGAAGAATATAAAAGGGCATGAGTGGGCTAGACAGAAAGTCATCCAATCAATTTTTGGGCAGGCCGGATCTACAACTTTCTCTGAAGCTAACACTTTTGCTCAGAGTGTAAATTCATACGATGGTGACATCTCCAGTTTGATGGACAACATAAATTGCTTCGAACTCATTGTTCATATCTGTGCTGCAGGCAATTGGGGTTCATTTGGAGCTGAAGGTATGATGAAAGGAAAATTCAATAATATCCCTAAAATTAAAGAAAAGGCTGTTAAAGCTCTGCAGGATAATATCTCTAATTGCCAAGAAATAATTGCAAGAATAAATCCAGCTCTATGTGAAGCAAAGGATTTTGAAGAAAGATATCTTTGATATTCGTTTTAAAAATAACAGAGGGAATCAATGACTCCCTCTTTATAGGAGTTATTGGGTGGGTTAATATAACGTTTATTCACCATCAATCAACCGCAACCTTAATGGTGTTATTTTCAACCGCGAACTTCCGCTTCTCGCTCAAAGCGGACTAAAATGTTGGCTTGCGCCGGACTTTGCGTATTTAAATAAGTGCTGGTGGTGACTGGTTGCTGTGTTCTATTTCTACAGAACAAAATTACAGAAACTATACCCAATAGTTGTATTGAATCACTGACGAGACAGCCTCATATTTATCAGGACAGGTGTACGTTCTATACAGGAGGTTGCCGTGCTGGTTCTCAAATGTGCGCTGGCTATTGTGGCTGTAATGGCGATTTATTGTCTTGCCATTATTCTTATGGATCGCCTTTCTGACTGATTTCATATTGGCGAGGTAACGGGAGTTAAGTAGAATGGCTGCGGGTGCTTGAGGCTGTCTGCCTCGGGCATGAACACCAACGGCAGATAGAGAAAAGCCCCAGTTAACATTACACGTCCTGCAAGACGCTTAACATTAATCTGAGGCCACATCTATACTTTGCATACGTAGATTAGCCTCTTACCGACCAAAAGGTCAAAGAGAAGCGGGCTATGAAGCAGCAAAAGGCGATGTTAATCGCCCTGATCGTCATCTGTTTAACCGTCATAGTGACGGCGCTGGTAACGAGGAAAGACCTCTGCGAGGTACGAATCCGAACCGGCCAGACGGAGGTCGCTGTCTTCACAGCTTACGAACCTGAGGAGTAAGAGACCAGGCGGGGGAGAAATCCCTCGCCATCTCTGATGAGTCAGGCATCCTCAATGCACCCACACTTAACCCGCTTCGGCGGGTTTTTGTTTTTATTTTCAACGCGTTTGAAGTTCTGGACGGTGCCGGAATAGAATCAAAAATACTTAAGTAGCGCGCAGGGATAAGAGGGATGGTCCCTTAAAGGGGAGAGCTAATTATCCGGAAGGATTCTGATGATGAACATCGAAGAACTGCGTAAAATTTTTTGTGAAGATGGCCTCTATGCTGTGTGCGTTGAAAATGGAAATCTTGTTAGTCATTACCGCATTATGTGTTTGCGAAAGAATGGGGCTGCGTTAATTAATTTTGTGGATAGTCGAGTGACAGACGGATTTATCTTGCGCGAAGGTGAGTTTGTCACTTCATTACAGGCACTGAAAGAGATCGGAATAAAAGCAGGCTTTTCAGCTTTTGCAGAAGAATAAACTCATCTACAATCTTGCGCGGGGCTGAACTCCCGCTGAGTAACACCGTGCCACCGGAGAAAACCGATGGCACGCAACGTAAAATATTACAATTCTGAGAATTCGCCCGTTCTTGCCTGCACGCACGAGCGGTATTCTCACGCATTCAAGTCTGAATGGTTCCAGCATCCTCCATGCACTGAAGAGCAGGCTGAATGGATAATTCAGTGTTACCGCAGGCGCGGATACGAGGTTAAGAAAGCCCTTAGCCTTGACTACCGTCACTGGATAATCTCAGTCAGACTCCCTTACTCCGAACGCCCACCGCGCCCATCCCGCACATTCCAGCAACGGATCTGGAGGTAACGTGCGGGTATTACTTCGACCTGCTCTGGTACCAGAACTTGGGCTGGTGGTCCTTAAACCAGGGCGTGAATCCATGCAGGTATTTCATAATCCTCGAGTGTTGGTGGAGCCGGAACCGAAAAGCATGTGTAATCTGCCGTCCGGGGTCGTTCCTGCCGTTCGCCAGCCGCTGGTGGAAGACAAAACATTGCTGCCGTTTTTCAGTAACGCACGGGTGATTTGTGCTGCTGGTGGTGCTGGTGCATTGTCTGACTGGCTGTTGCGCCATATTAAATCCTGCCAGTGGCCACACGGCGATTATCATCACAGCGAAACCGTCATTCACCGTTATGGTACCGGCGCAATGGTGTTGTGCTGGCACTGCGACAACCAGCTGCGTGACCAGACATCCGAATCACTCGAGCAACTTGCTCATCAAAACCTGTCAGCATGGATGATTGACGTCATCGGTCACGCAATAAGCGGTACGCAGGAGCGTGAATTATCTCTGGCTGAATTATCCTGGTGGGCGGTCTGCAATCAGGTGGCGGACGCGCTACCGGAAGCGGTATTACGTCGTTCGCTGGGGTTGCGTGCGGAAAAAATCCGCTCAATGTACCGTGAAAGCGACATCGTGCCGGGAGAGCAGACCGCCACCAGCATACTGAAGCAGCGCACAAAAAATCTTGCGCCGCTGCCTCACGCCCCCCAGCAAACCCCGCCACAGGAAAAGACGGTGGTCAGCATTGCCGTTGATCCGGAGTCACCGGCTCAGTATCTCCAGCGCCAGAAACCACAACGGGAAGAGATGCCTGTATACACGCGCTGGGTAAAAACGCAGAAATGCATGACGTGCGGTAATCAGGCAGATGATCCGCATCACATCATTGGTCATGGACTGGGAGGGATGGGAACAAAGGCTGATGATTTGTTTGTTATTCCGCTGTGCCGTAAATGTCATAACGAACTGCACGCCGGGGTAAAAGATTTTGAAGAAAAACACGGCAGCCAGCTGTTGTTGCTGATTCGTTTTTTAATGCACGCGAGAAATTCGGGTGTCCTGAAGTGGAAAGCATGAATGACTGAACGCATAGAATTTGTTTTGCCTTACCCGCCGACGGTGAATACCTACTGGCGACGTCATGGCAATACGTATTTCATCTCGGAAGCCGGAAAGCGTTATCGCCGTGATGTGGCGCTAATTGTTCGCCAGCAGTGGCTGAAATTAAACCTGTCCGGAAGGCTGGCGATAAAGATTATTGCAGAGCCACCGGATAAGCGCCGTCGTGATCTGGACAATATCCTGAAAGCACCGCTAGATGCGCTGACGCATGCCGGACTACTCATAGACGACGAGCAGTTTGATGAAATCAATATTGTGCGCGGTCAGCTCGTTTCTGGTGGGCGACTGGGCGTGAAGATTTACGAAATAATGCATGATGGGCAGGTCCAAAAATGAAACTGGAAGATTTACCGAAATACTATTCCCCAAAATCGCCAGGCCTGACTGATGCATCCGTCTCGACGTCAAAAAATGCGCTGAGCATCACTGATGTGATGGCTGCGCAGGGTATGACACAAAACCGGGCTGAGATGGGATTTTCTGCGTTCCTGGGGAAAATGGGCATTAGTATGAATGACAGGGCGCGGGCAACAGAATTACTGGCAGATTATGCACTCAGTCGTTGCGATCGCGTGGCGGCGTTGAGAAAACTTCCGGCAGAAATAAAACCGGCAGTGATGCGCATTATGGCTTCGTACGCTTTTGAGGATTATGCCCGCAGTGCAGCGAGTAAAAAACAGTGCCCTTGTTGCGGTGGGAAAAAATTTATTGAAAGCGTAGTTTTTACAAACAAGGTCCAGCATCCGGATGGCAAGCCGCCAGTATGGGCAAAGTGTACAAAAGGCGTGTATCCGTCTTACTGGGAAGAATGGAAAAAAGTCCGGGAAGTGGTAAAAGTTGCCTGTCCTGAATGCGGGGGAAAGGGTGAGGTCTCCACCGCCTGTAAGGATTGCCGTGGGCGTGGTGTCGCCATTCATCGTGAAGAGTCGGTAAAACGTGGTATGCCTGTTATCAGAGACTGCCAGCGTTGTGGTGGTCGTGGCTATGAAAGATTGCCGTCAACAGAGGCGTTTAATGCCATATGCAAAGTGACGAGCGCTATCACTCTTGATACATGGAAAAAATCAGTGAAGCGCTTTTACGATACGTTGGTGATTCGGTTTGACATTGAAGAGGCATGGGCGGAGCGGCAGTTAAAGAGGGTAACGCGATAGTGTTGTTGATTTTTCCCGAATCTGTGGTAGATTCGCCTTAACGATGGGCGTTTTATGCCTGACGTTAGAGGCATTTTTACAACCCGCCGCCGAGCGGGTTTTTTTATCTGCACAACAGGTAAGAGCACTGAACCCGCAGACCTCGCGGAATTGGTGAAAGGTGCCGCGCAGTGCTCTTTCCGTTGTGGTGAATGCGCAGGCTGATGCGCGAAAGACATTGCAGCTATTGCGGAAAAGAGCTGTCCGGCGGGGCAATTAAACGCCCGTGAGAGTCTGAAATAACCGCAAGCCGGGGATCAGTACCGGCCACCACGATCTCAAATGAGCTGTAGTAACTGGCTGTCATGAATTAATCAGTGACAGTTATGCCGCGGCCTTCTTTTTTCCCTTCCCGATATAAGAATTACGCCATCCGTTCCGTGCGGAGGTGAGGCTATGAAATCCATGGATAAAATTTCAACGGGCATTGCCTACGGCACCTCCGCAGGCAGTGCTGGCTACTGGTTTTTACAGTGGCTTGATCAGGTCAGTCCGTCACAGTGGGCTGCGATTGGTGTACTGGGGAGTCTGGTTCTGGGCTTCCTGACTTATCTGACAAATCTGTACTTCAAAATCAGAGAAGACAAGCGTAAGGCTGCACGGGGAGAGTAATTCAATGACTCAAAACTATGAACTGATTGTGAAAGGGATCCGCAATTTTGAGAATAAAGTTACGGTAACTTTAGCGTTACGGGACAAAAAACGCTTTGACGGTGAAATTTTTGACCTGGACATCTCGCTGGACCGTGTTGAAGGTGCCGCGCTGGAGTTTTATGAGGCAGCAGCCAGAAGGAGCATCAGACAGGTCTTCCTGGAAGTTGCTGCCGGGTTATGTGAAGGGGATGAGCAGTCGCCGGAAAAGCGCCCCGTAATTTTAGATGCGCAGAATGTGTGGATAACCTACAAAGGAAAGCTACCAGGAAGAATTACTGGTTCTCTGAAGACTCCACCGAAATGGTAATTTTACCAGCATATTTTTCTTCCAGTAATGCTACCAGCCACTTGAAAGAATTTTGTTGTTCCTGGGACCATTTGGGGTTGCGCGATTCAAGCAGGAGCGATGCCAGTGTTGGTTGCATTTGTTCTCTGGGAATTGATAAGGCCAGATATGAAAATGCAACAGTGAGGGCATTTACATCATCCCGAAGCCTGGAAATGCAGTCGAGCAACTCCTGTAGAGAAATGGTGTTATTGTCCATAAATAATCCTCTTGATTGTCTTTACCTTTTCCCAGCCTGATTCAACAGGCCGGGACAGATAAACATATCCAGGGTTCAGAAACCGATAAATCCTGATAAATATCCATGAACGCAAAAATCAAATACGGCCTGTCAGCTGCTGTTCTGGCGCTGATTGGAGCAGGAGCATCTGCTCCTCAGATACTTGACCAGTTTCTGGATGAAAAAGAGGGTAACCACACTACGGCATACCGCGATGGTTCCGGCATATGGACCATCTGTCGAGGGGCCACGATGGTGGATGGTAAACCTGTTATTCCTGGCATGAAACTGACGAAGGAAAAATGCGATCAGGTTAATGCCATTGAACGAGATAAGGCGCTGGCATGGGTGGAGCGCAACATTAAAGTGCCACTGACCGAACCACAGAAAGCGGGTATAGCGTCATTTTGTCCCTATAACATTGGCCCCGGTAAGTGTTTCCCGTCGACGTTTTATAAGCGGCTGAATGCCGATGATCGTAAGGGGGCATGCGAGGCGATTCGCTGGTGGATAAAAGATGGTGGGCGTGATTGCCGCCTGACAAAAGGGCAGAAGAATGGCTGTTATGGGCAGGTCGAGCGGCGCGATCAGGAAAGCGCACTGGCGTGCTGGGGGCTGGACCAATGAAAATTAATCCGGATCTTATAGGCGTTGTCGTTATTGCTGGCCTTTCGGTCGCTCTCGTCAAGAGTTGCTCTCACGCCAGTAATCTTCAGAGCGATAACGACGTTCTGCGAAGTGACAACTCTATGCTGGAGCAGGTAATCGCCACCCAGGCATTCAACTTCAATCGATTCAATCAGGTTGCAGAACATGCCAACAGTCTTAACTCCCTGATCGACACCAGCACCGAAAAAACCGTAATCGAATACCGGGAGATTCTCCGCCGTGAAAAAACCTGTGATCTGCCTGTTCCTGCTGATATCGCTGGTGGGTTGCTCGAATACACGTACCGTTTACGTGCCAGCGCCATGCACACCGATACCGGCAGACCTAATGAAGCCTATGATCGTACCGCTGCCACCAGCTCAATGACCTACTGCCAAGCTGTCTTGTGGATTAAGCCGCTACTGGCGTTGATAGAAAAAGGAAATAATAATTTTTCGAGTATTCGTGAAATTGATGAGTTGCGTTACAGACCATCTGAGCGTGGCCAGTAAGGTTACAGGAAATTTAAAATCTGGCGATGAAATTTAATATTAGAAATTCATTGCCTAGTGAGATTAATAATGGGCATCCCTTTGTGACGATAAGCTTTAACACATTCACAAAGGGATATTTAATATAGGGTGGTTAAATCCCACTTGCTGTGGTGTTTAGGGGATAATTCAAATCTTATCTAACTCATTATAGGCTTCGATAATAAAAATTCTGATTTTAATAAGGCATGATTCAATGAAAGGAATTACTTCATAGTCATTCCCATGGAATCTTATTTTTTTCTCTTCGGTAATGACTATGTTTAAAGGTACACCATTACCACTTCTTTGTAATCTCCCATTTTCGAAAGTAAAGTCTTCTAATTTTTTTCCATTGATATGGTTGTTTTTAAAGAGAATTTTTGCTGAGCTCCCTGCTGTGATTAAATTAAAACCATCTACGCTCACACTTAGTTCTTTAACAGAACTCTCTTCTCTTAAGGGGATTGGTTGTCTGTGCTTTACTTCATTAGTGAGATTACACATCATTTCCAACCAAGATTCGCCAGTGTGATAATCCTGTATAGAAGTAAAAATTTTATATAATGGAGAAGATGATGGTGGGTTTATTTTTAGCGTCTTTGAGAAAAATTTATCAATAAACTCTTTTTTTCTGTAAGGGAAATATATTTTGGGACGCTCATCATTACTGCTTGGAGAAATATATTTATCATAGGTATCATTAGCGAGATACTCTAAGGAACTTCGTAAGTTTTCCAAAATAGCTTTGACTTTTACAGGCTTGATATGCTGTGTCTGTCTCATTATGTCAAGACTTTCTTCAACCTCTTGCAATAAGTCCAACGAGCCTTCTCTAGACATACAGGTAATTCTCCTTTTTGAATTTTCAACATGTTATAACTAATTATATATTTATCATATAACTGTATGAATAAATTGTGAGATTAGTAATGCAAGTTTCTATCCATAGTGTTCCCTAAGTACCCGCTTCCATCATGTTGTTACGGACGGTATGGCTAAAACAAAGCACCTGAAGTTAAACGTTCTGAACTTTATGCTCGTTGAGCATATGAATTATCTGTAACCCGATGCGCTGGTTGTGGTTCAAATTGATGGTCGTAATCAGCAGCGGTAGTGCCTGATGGCATGCAACTTCTTACTTATAAAACTTCGTATGGAATTGTTGCCATAACGAGCCCAGCTTAGCAGTTTTTAATGGGTCCTCCCGGCAGTGTGTCCTGCCACGGGGCGGGAGCGTCGCGGAAAAAGGCTAGTTTTTGAAATTTCATCCGTCATCACCACTACTGTAATAGATTGATATTACAGTATTTTTATTTTTGTGGTGTCGATTTTGATTGTTTTTTGTTCATCACTAACACCGTTTGCCTAAAGTCGTTCGCAAGATGCATGTTTAAAACATTCTGGAGCGGGTATGGATCGAGAGTTAAAAAATCTGACGCTGAATATCAGTCAACTGGCGGCACTGTCAGGTGTACATCGCCAGACTGCTGCGGCAAGGCTGCAAAATCTACCCGTTGCAGGGGGGCATGAAAGCAACCTCAAGCTTTATCGGGTGGTTGATATTGTGTCGGCATTTCTGGCATTACCACCGCCGGTTGCAGAAGGCGAAATGGACGCGCATGAGCGCAAAGCCTGGTATCAGTCTGAACGTGAGCGTCTTAAGTTCGAACAGGAAACGGCGCAACTCATTCCGGCCAGTGATGTCAGACGGGAGTTTGCCATCTGGGCAAAAGCGGTCGTGCAGGTGCTGGAGACATTACCGGATATTCTGGAACGTGACTGCGGTCTGCAGCCTGCCGCTGTGAGCCGTGTTCAGTCCATTATTGATGATCTGCGCGATCAGATAGCCCTGCGGGTGACTGTAGCAGGTGCGGATGATGAGGAGGAATTACAGCAGGAGGAGTAATGCTGAATCAGGAAACCGCAAAGGCAGCACGAACCGATTCAGGTTATATCCTTCGCGCACCGAGACGAATGCGGGTTGCTGATGCCGTTGCTCAGTATATGCGGGTGCCCATGGGGGCAGGGAACTCAGTCCCGTGGGATCCGCTGGTGGCACCGTATGTTATTGAGCCGATGAACTGCCTGGCCTCGCGTGAATACGACGCAGTGATATTTGTTGGCCCGGCACGAACCGGCAAGACTATCGGCCTGATTGACGGCTGGGTGATTTACAACGTGATTTGCGATCCTGCTGATATGCTGATCATTCAGATGACGGAGGAAAAAGCCCGCGAACACTCCAAAAAACGACTCGCCAGAACGTTTCGCGTCAGCCCGGAAGTGGTCAGTCGCCTGAGTCCGAACAAAAATGACAACAACGTTTATGACAGAACATTCCTTGCTGGCAACTACCTGAAAATCGGCTGGCCGTCAGTCAATATCATGTCTTCATCAGATTATAAATGCGTGGCGCTGACGGATTATGACCGTTTTCCGGAAGATATTGATGGTGAGGGGGATGCCTTCTCTCTTGCCTCAAAACGTACCACCACATTTATGTCCAGTGGTATGACGCTTGTGGAGAGTTCCCCCGGCAGGGATGTGAAGGATGTGAAATGGCGACGGACTTCACCGCATGAGGCTCCACCAACCACGGGGATCCTGTCGCTCTATAACCGTGGCGATCGCCGTCGCTGGTACTGGCCCTGTCCACACTGTGGTGAGTATTTTCAGCCCTGCGGCGATGTGGTTGCTGGTTTCCGTGATATTGCCGATCCTGTGCTGGCAAGTGAGGCGGCTTATATTCAGTGTCCTTCCTGTTCAGGACGGATTTTGCCTGAACAAAAACGCGAGCTGAACGGACGTGGGGTCTGGTTACGGGATGGTGAATCCATCAATGCAGATGGCAGTCGTTATGGTGATCCCCGGCGTTCACGTATTGCGTCATTCTGGATGTAGGGTACATTTCTTACCTGTTTTTATGTTCTGGTGTCGTTTTATAGTCTTTTCAATGAGTTGTGATTTTTTAAGTTTCCTCTCTTTACTTGATAATGAGTTAGTTTATCGCTTGTTATCGACTTGAATGGACTACATGACGGACTAAAAAATGAGGGTGATAGATGTCGGTAAAGCCATTAACCGTGACTGAAGTTAAGGGGATGAAACCACGTGAAAAGGACTATGCCGTTTATGATGGGTTCGGTTTATTGCTGAATGTGAGTAAAGCTGGTGGGAAAGTGTGGCGTTTCCGTTATAGCCATCCGATAACGAAGAAACGGCAAACATACACGATAGGGCGTTTTCCTGAATTCTCACTCGCGGAAGCACGGGAAGAACGTGATGAGCTTCGGCGAATGATTGCACGTGGAGTTGATCCAGTGACAGAGAAGAAAAATCGTAAAATTGAGATGGCGCTAAAAAATCTGCAGACATTTGAAGTCGTTGCTAATGCATGGTTCGCTTTTAAAAAAGGATCGGAGTTGCGGAAGCCTACGTTGTATAATATCGAATATGAAGTATATAAGTATCTTGTTCCTTTCTTTGGTAAATACAGTATAGATAAAATTACAGCACCATTAGCAATTAAGGCACTGGATGCCGTATCTGATAAAAACGCGCTGCAAAAAAAATTAATATCAAGGTTAAATGAAATCATGAATTACGCTGTAAATTGTGGCGCATTGAAAATAAATCCATTGCTTAAAATAAAGACAGCATTCACTGGAAAGAAAAATAAATTATTAGCAGCGTTACCTATAGAAAAATTACCTGAATTTCTGAGTTGGTGGGATAGTGTGCCTCATAAGTATCAAATAGCTCACAATGCGCTTTTATTCCAGATATTGACAATGGTCAGGCCTGGAGAGGCGATCCAGGCAGAGTGGGCAGAGATAGATTTTGATGCTGGTCTGTGGGTTATCCCTGAGCATAAAATGAAATGCCATCGTGAACATGTTGTGCCCCTGTCATCACAAGCCATTAGCATCCTCAGAACAATGCAGGAAATTAAAAGAGGGCGTTATGTATTCTATTCATCCAGAACCAAAGACGCGCCTATGGGGAGGAATACTATCAATACTCCAATTGCTGCCAGCAAGTTCAAAGGGATTGTAACGTTACATGGCTTTCGTTCGATGTGGAGTACGCTTTTAAATGAGGAGGGTTTTAACCCTGATGTTATTGAGGCTGCATTAGCACATAAAAGTGGTGATAAAATAAGAGATATTTATAATAGAACTACTTATTTAGAACAACGCAAAATTATGATGCAATGGGTAGGCGATTTTTTTGATGAGGCGAGAAAAGGGGTAATTAATAGATCCTGTGGGAAGAAAGGTTTGAGAATAGTAAATGGTTGAGGAGTTCAGCAAATGAATACCAATGAAGATATTTTATTTACTAAAGACGTAATGAAAATTTTGCGCTATGGGGCAATGAGCGCATTCATTAATTTCTGGAAAGATGAAAGCAATGGTTTTCCTCAACCGTTCAGAATTGGGCGGCGGCATACTTGGCACCGTAGAGATGTAGAGGCATGGTTAGATAAACAACGAGAACAGGCCAATCCCCACTAATAATATCTTTCATACCCCGCACGCAATGCGGGGTTTTTTGTATGTGAGGTAAAACACGATGAATAAAAATATTGCCGTGACGGGCAAGGGGTACGCTCGTTCAGTAAAAAAATTCTGCGATATTCGTGATCTTGTCGTTCTGCGCTTTGATGGCGTGGATGTTCGTGTGGTGTATCTGAACGGCGATCCGTGGTTTGTTGCAAAAGATGTTTGTGCTGCGCTGGAACTAACCAATTCGCGTACGGCGTTGCAGATGCTTGATGATGATGAAAAGGGAGTAAATTTAACTTACACCCCAGGAGGAAATCAGAATATGAGCATTATCTCTGAGTCAGGTTTCTACAAACTAATAGCCCGCAGCCGCAAAGCAACGACGCCTGGCACATTTGCTCATCGTTTCAGTAACTGGGTATTCAGAAATGTGATACCGGGTATCAGAAAAACAGGGGCTTATGGTATCCCATGGGGTGCATTACAGGATTTTTCCCGCCGTAAAGAGCAATATCAAATAAGTGCCAGCGAGAAGGGGAGGGAGCTACAGGCATGTAAGCGCAAAAAGCGTGAGCTGGAGGAAGAAGAAAAAAGGCTGATACGTGAATATCAGCCTGAGTTTTACTTTGGTAACCGCATTCAGTGACAAAACAAAGGCGACCGGGGGCGGTCGCCAATGGGAAAACACTAAACATAAGCCCGAACATCATAGCGATTTGCTGGCTGGTGGGCAATTTGATCAGTCAGATTCGGTTCGTTCCCAGGTTTGCAATGATAGCTTTTTCTTGTGCTCCTTAAGGAATTTCTCAAGAGCAAAAGAACAGGGGGCGAATCTTTCTGATTCATGCTCATGCGCTATCTTTTTGCGCTGTCCTTTCAGTGTTTGTGGTGGTGTTTTTTTTAACTCTTTATCGTTCATGGTAAGCACCTGCATAGCAATGCGCCGTAGTTACTCACACCACGGCGCTGGTGATGGTTACTCCTGCTCTTTGGCCTTGCGGCGCTGGCGGCGTTTGATCTCGCCACGCATGGCTGCACTTATAAACTGCCCTGTACTTTCGCCTTCTTCTTTCACTTTTTCCATGCCTTCAATAATTTCATGGGCAATACGTGCAGTTACAGATTGTGATTTTGCATTCTTTGGACCTGTTGCCATATCTAACTCCTTATGTTTTTGGTGTAAGACAATATACACGAAAAAAAATTATTTTGAAGGGTTGACGTGTAAGACACTGTTACATTACATTGTGTCTTACACCTTGTTTATGCAAGGTGCAGAAAAGACGAAACCCCGCACTGTTGGAGCAGTAACGGGGCTTCTAACCACCAACGATAGAAAGAGTATCGAGGTAGCTATGTTAAATCATACCACACACCCGCAAGGGCGGGACTCGCACAACCTGAATAAATACATCTGGCGTTTTATCGCCCTGAGTACGGCACAAGCGCGCGTGATTACCATTGAGGCCACCAGTGAACAGGAAGCACGTCAGAAATCACCGGCTGGCTGCGTGATGGTATTCGCCGCCCGTATTCGTCAGGAGGTGGGCCATGTGCAATAACACCCGTCCGGACGCAGCCGCCGAAGCTATCAGAACGCTGATGCACGCGCTGATTAATATTTCTGTTATCGCAGACATGGCGCATAAACACGCCACCAGCGAAACAGAATATGCCGGGGCTTTCGTTCCTCACTCACTGGCTGTTATGCAACTTAGTGCTGATATGGCACTGAATGAGGCCAGCAAAATTATCATGGCTGATACGGAGGTGGTGAGCCATGCATAATCATGAAACGCACTTACCTGTAGTGCTGAATGTGCCATCAGATTATACGGGTCGCGTACTGGTGTATCTGGAAAAAGGCCGGGTTAAATGCCAGTGCCGTTTAATGGAAAACGAATTTATCAGCACTCTTGCGGGATTTTCTGAAATGCTCACTAAATCGGGTGTTAGTGCAGACCAGTTATGCGGGGGCGATTATGCGAAATAAACGTGATATTGAAGACCTGGCATTTGAAGCCCTGCACTCTGCGAAAAAGATCAGGGAAGTCGTCAATATGTGGATGAACAGCCTTAGCACCGATAAATCCGATAGCAGAGAAGAAATTCTTATTTCTTTGTTGTTAGACCTGGCAAATACACAGGTTTCTCTGACATCTGATATTGAACTCGCCGCTAAAAAGCAGCCTCTGGAGTAAAAACCATGAAAAAGAAAAATTCTGGCATTACTGCCAGCGGCCTCTCTCGGCCTGAAATCCGCCCAGGCGATATTTTCCGGGATAACTACGGCGGCACGGTAACGATTAAAAGCGTGGCGGGACGGTGCGTTACTTACCGCCGTGATGGGTACGGCTATGACTGCGTGATGCCTGTTTATCAGTTCCGGCGTGATTTTTCACTGATACAGGCCACACCACGCAAACAGCCCACCAGCAACGCCAGGGCACGGGCGAACATTCAGAAAATGAAAAACATGATTAACGCATTCAGGGGCAAAAAATGAAACTGGCACCGAACTTAAAAAAACAGCCACACGACAAAATGACCGAAGTCATTATTTTTGCGGGTAGTGATGCCTGGGCGCACGCGAAACAATGGCAGGAGCAGGACGGGCGACTTGCTGGCGATAACGTCCCGCCTGTATGGCTGGGAGACAGCCAGCTTGACGAACTGGCAGACCTTAAAATCATCGACGATGGTCGCTATTGTGTCCGGCTGTACAAGGCAGGCCACATCAAGCCGTCAAATATTAATGCCATCGGGCAAAAGCTGGCGACGGCAGGTGTACGGGATGCGAATTATTACCCCGAGGGAATGCACAGCCAGAAACGGGAGAACTGGCGCGAATATCTGGAACGTGAACGGGCAGAGCTGGCGGAAAAGAAAAAGGTAGTTGAACTGCCTGTAAAGAAAAAAGAGCGGGTAAAAGACGATAACGCTTCATCACTGGCGCTTAACCAGATGGGAGCAAGTCAACGCGGCGAAGTTCTCCTGGCACATTATGGCGGTGAACTGGCGATTCATGCTGACTCTGACACTGTTCACCATTACAACGGCGTTGTATGGGAGCCAGTACAGGATAAAGAATTACAGCGAGCTATGGCACAGATTTTCATTGATGCGGAGATCAGCTATTCGCAGAACGCCATTAAATCGGCGGTCGATACCATGAAGTTAAGTTTGCCTGTTATGGGGAATACAGCCCGTAACCTGATTGGATTCAGTAACGGGGTATTTGATACCCGGACAGGTAATTTTCGGAAGCATAACAAAAATGACTGGTTGTTAATTGCCAGTGAATTACCGTTCAGCCCACCAGCAGAGGGGGAAACGCTGGCAACACATGCGCCGAATTTCTGGAAGTGGTTGCGCCGTTCGGTGGCTGAGAATGACCGCAAGGCAGATCGTGTACTGGCGGCATTATTCATGGTGCTGGCGAACCGGTACGACTGGCAGTTATTCATTGAGGTAACAGGGCCGGGGGGAAGCGGTAAAAGCGTGATGGCGGAGATTTGCACCATGCTGGCGGGTAAGGCTAATACAGTATCAGCAAGCATGAAGGCGCTGGAAGACGCAAGGGAACGCGCGTTAGTGGTTGGCTTTTCGCTGATTATCATGCCGGATATGACCCGCTACGCTGGTGATGGGGCAGGAATTAAGGCCATTACAGGCGGTGACAAGGTGGCAATTGACCCGAAACACAAAGCCCCCTACTCAACGCGTATTCCGGCAGTAGTGCTGGCGGTTAACAATAACGCCATGTCATTCAGTGACCGCAGCGGGGGGATCTCACGTCGTCGGGTGATATTCAATTTTTCGGAAGTTGTACCGGAGAACGAACGCGATCCAATGCTGGCGGAAAAAATAGAAGGTGAGCTGGCGGTAGTGATTCGCCATCTGCTTACACGGTTTGCTGACCAGGACGAAGCCAGACGCCTGTTATATGAGCAGCAGAAATCTGAAGAAGCACTGGCGATAAAGCGAGAGGGGGATTCGCTGGTGGACTTCTGCGGCTATCTCATGGCGTCGGTAATGTGTGATGGCCTGTTAGTGGGTAATGCTGAAATTGTGCCATTCAGCCCACGCAGGTATCTCTATCATGCCTATCTGGCTTATATGAGGGCACATGGGTTTGGTAAACCTGTAACACTGACGCGCTTCGGTAAAGATATGCCGGGGGCAATGGCGGAATATGGCAGGGAGTATATGAAACGGAAAACGAAGCACGGTTTGCGTTCAAACGTGACACTGACGGAGGAATCAGAAGACTGGATGCCATCATGTGTATCGGTCACTAATGACGATAGCAAAAATTAAACTTATGGAATAACTGTTCACCACTGTTCACCCTGTCATAAATATCTTTTATATCAGTATATTATAGGGTGAACAGTTATTTATGAACTGTTCACCAAACTATTCACTGTTCACCTTTTTGATTGTTTATTGAGCTTCAAGGGTGAACAGTGGTGAACAGTTGGTGAATAGTTTTTTTGAAACTGTTCACCCCTTAACATTATGAATTAATAGAGAAAATATCAAAAGGTGAACAGGTGAAGGGTTAAAACGCAAAAATTTTAATTTACTGCTGTGAGATAAAGCCTATGACAGCGAAGCACACAAAAAAATCACAATCGCACGCCCTTGATTTGACGGAACACTGGTTAAGGGTGTCGATAAAAATCATCGACCGCAACGCCGGGGAAGGATATGCGAAAGCACATCCCGAACTGATTAGCTCATTCATGACAACGGCAGCTGCAAACTTTGCCACGCTGACAGAACGGGAGATTGCCGAAGCGGAACAGGTGACAACCATCAACGTTAAAACCGGAGAGCAGACAGCATGACAGCACAGATAGCGGCTTACGGGCGGCTGGTGGCTGACCCGCAGTTAAAGACCACCAGCAAGGGTACACAAATGACGATGGCGAGTATGGCGGTCCCACTTCCGTGCAGCCAGGCAGATGACGGAACGGCGACGATGTGGTTATCCGTCCTGGCGTTTGGCAGACAGGCCGAAGCACTGGCAAAGCACCGCAAGGGTGAACTCCTGAGCGTGGCGGGTAACATGCAGGTGAGCCAGTGGACCGGACAGAACGGGGAGACGCGGCAGGGCTGGCAGGGTATCGCAGACAGCGTAATCAGTGCGAGAACGGCGCGACCGGGCGGCAAAAAAGGCCAACAGGGGCAGGCTACTGATGCACTGAGCAGAGCAAAACAACAGGCGGGAAATGATGATCCGTACGGGGATAACATACCGTTTTAAGCAACGAGTAACAGAAGCCGGAGCAATCCGGCTTTTTTATGGGTCCTCCCGGTGTAGTGACCTGCCACGGGGCGGGAGCGTCGCGGAAAAAGGCTGGTTTTTGCATTTTCATGGCGGCGGCAGCATGTGTAGTAATTTATTGATAATTAAAAGTTATTTCTGTTTTCACCTGTACAATATTTTTTTCTCCCTGTCATTAGACCAGTTTGCAATTAATTGAAATATATAAATAAATCTGTTTTTCACCTGCCAGGTGGAGTTGCCTGTGTCAAAACGTGTTCAGATGGCGGGATATTTATGCCGGATTTTATCCGGCTTTTTTGTGTCTGAATCTCATTAATCTATTTTTATGATAGAAATATGTTTATCTACCACTTTTATCGATCAATAATGTGCACAGTTTAGTCAGTAAGAGGAAGTTACTGTGAGTTGTATTAATGACCTGAACACGGGCGATATCAGGGGTGGTTCCGTTCATCTGGATGCGCAGACCGTTATGCGCCTTAAGCAGTACAGGATCGACCATATAAATCATCATCCTGACAAACCATTACCAGGTGTGGCGCAGATTGTCAGGCATGCCGTAAACGCCTGGCTTAATCAGAGTGGTTTTGCATCGGAGAGTGAGCAATGAATCACTGGTACACCATTAAGGCGGCGGATGTTCGCGGAGCGGCGGATATATCTATCTATGAGGAGATTGGCGGCTTCGGTGTTACTGCAAAGCAGTTCGCGGAAGACCTGAAAGCCCTTGGCGATGTTTCACATATCAATCTGAGGATCCATTCACCAGGTGGTGATGTGTTTGAAGGCATCGCCATCTATAACCTGCTACGGAATCATCCGGCAGACATTACGGTTTATATCGATGGTGTTGCGGCTTCAATGGCTTCGGTTGTCGCAATGGCTGGCGATCGTGTTGTTATGCCGGAGAACGCCATGATGATGATCCATAAACCGTGGGGTATCTCTGGCGGAAATGCTGGCGATATGCGTGATTATGCTGATTTGCTGGATAAGGTGGAAACCGTGTTAATCCCTGCTTATGCCAGAAAAACGGGCAAATCAGCACAGGAAATTACCGCCATGCTGGAGGATGAAACCTGGATGGATGGGAAAGAATGCCTTAAGCACGGTTTTGCTGATGAATTGTTGCCATCCGTCAGAGCAATGGCGCGAATTGAATCGAAACGC